CCCAGTTCAAGAAATTTCCCAAGCGGTTGATTCTATTAACAAACAACTTAAGGAAGGTTATAGCGTACTAGGCGAACTAGACCATCCAGATGATTTAAAAATTAACTTAGACCGTGTGTGCCATATGATCACAGACATGTGGATGGATGGCCCTAACGGTTTCGGTAAGTTAAAAATTCTTCCAACTCCAATGGGACAACTAGTAACAACTATGTTGGAAAGTGGAGTGAAGCTAGGTGTTTCGAGCAGAGGTAGCGGCAACGTTAATGAAAGCTCGGGGCATGTCAGTGACTTTGATATAGTCACAGTTGATATAGTTGCACAACCCAGTGCGCCTAATGCATATCCAAAAGCTGTTTACGAAGGGCTTATGAATATGCGTGGAGGCCACAGAGTTCTCGAAATGGCGAAAGATGCCGGTGCAAATCAAAAGGTCCAAAAGTATTTGCAAGAGGAAGTAAGACGCCTCATCAAAGACTTAAAAATATAACAGGAGAATGATCCATGTTTGATGCTATCAAACCATTAGTAGATAGTGGTATCATTAACGAAGAAACCAAGTCAGCTATAAACGAAGCTTGGGAATCTAAGTTAAATGAAGCACGTGAACAACTTCGCGCAGAAATCCGTGAAGAGTTTGCTGGCCGCTATGAACACGATAAAAGTGTAATGGTCGAAGCTCTAGACAAAATGGTCACAGAAAGTCTCCAAGCAGAAATCCGTGAATTTGCTGAAGAAAAATCTCAGCTAGCCGCAGACCGTGTACGTTTTAACAAGCGTATGCAAGAAAGCGCAGGTAAATTTGATCGCTTCCTAGTTGGAAAACTAGCAGAAGAAATCAAAGAACTACGTGGTGATCGCATGACCCAAAAGGAAAGCATCCAACGCCTAGAGAAGTTCGTTATCCGTGCATTGGCTGAAGAAATTCAAGAATTTGCTAAAGACAAACAAGACGTAGTTGAAACAAAAGTTAAACTAGTACGTGAAGCTAAATCTAAACTAGCTGAACTACAAAAAACATTTGTTGCTAAATCTTCTGCACTTGTTAAAGAATCTGTAGCTAATAAACTAGAGTCTGAATTGACTCAACTAAAAGAAGACATTCAAATTGCTCGTGAGAACAATTTTGGACGTCGTCTATTCGAAGCTTTTGCTAGCGAATTTGCTATTACTCATTTAAATGAGAATACTGAAATTGCTAAATTAACAAAAGCATTGGAACAAAAAGAACAGCAAATTGCAGAAGCTCGTCAAGCTGCTGAAGAAAAAGCTGCTCTAGTTGAATCAAAAGACCGTGAAATTAAAATTATTAAAGAATCACAAGAGCGTAAGCAGTCAATGAACGAATTGCTTAAGCCTCTGAACAAAGAGAAGCAGGCTGTAATGAGTCAACTTCTTGAGAACGTGCAGACAGATAGATTGAAGTCTGCATTTGAAAAGTATCTACCAGCAGTTCTAAACAACTCTGTAGCTCCACAAGCTGAAAAGACTGTGTTGGCTGAAAGTCGTGTAGAAGTTACTGGTGATAAATCTGCTAAGGTCAGCGTTGAAACCGACTATAATAATGTAGTTGAAATTAAACGTTTAGCAGGGCTTAAATAAACCCTAATTAGGAGAAATATAAATGACACAAGCACTATTAGAAGGCCGTTGGGGCGAAACAAAAGATGCCCTGCTTGAAGGTCTACAAGGTTCACGTAGAACCACAATGGGTGTTATTCTTGAAAACACTCGTAAGCACTTGGCTGAAAATGCAACAGCTGGCGCAACATCTGCAGGTAACGTAGCAACACTTAACCGTGTTATTCTACCAGTTATCCGTCGTGTTATGCCTACAGTTATTGCTAACGAAATCGTTGGTGTTCAACCAATGACAGGTCCTGTTGCTCAAATCCACACATTGCGTGTTCGCTACGCTGACACACAAAGTGTTACAGCACCAAGCCCATTTGATACATCAGTAGTTAAAGGTGATGAAGCTCTAAGCCCATTCAAAATTGCTACTGCTTACTCTGGTAACAGCACAACCGGCCGCGCTTCCAGCACAGCTAGCTTAGAAGGTCAACCAGGTAACCGTATCAACGTCCAAATCTTGAAACAAGTTGTTGAAGCTAAAACTCGCAAATTGTCAGCACGTTGGACATTTGAAGCCGCACAAGATGCACAATCTATGCACGGTTTGGATATTGAAGCAGAAATCATGGCTGCTCTAGCACAAGAAATTACAGTTGAGATCGACCAAGAAGTTCTTGGCTCTCTACGTGGTTTGGCTGCTACTGAGTACGCATATGACCAAGCTGCTGTAAGTGGTACAGCAACATTCGTTGGTGACGAGCATGCTGCTCTTGCAGTATTGATCAACCGTACAGCTAACTTGATTGCACAACGCACACGTCGTGGCGCTGGTAACTGGGCAGTTGTAAGTCCTGCTAGCTTGACTGTTCTTCAGTCTGCTACAACTTCTGCTTTTGCTCGCACTACAGAAGGTACATTCGAAGCTCCTACAAACACTAAGTTTGTTGGTACATTGAATGGCGCAATGAAGATTTATGTTGATAGCTACGCAGCTGACACACAAGCTGTTCTAGTTGGATACAAAGGTACATCAGAGGCTGATGCCGCAGCATTCTACTGCCCATACATTCCTCTAATGAGCTCTGGAGTTGTTCTTGACCCAAGTACATTCGAACCTGTCGTAGGCTTTATGACACGTTACGGATACATTGAGTTGACAAACACTGCATCTTCTCTAGGAAATGCAGGCGACTACGTTGGCGAAATTTCTGTTGCCAACTTGAGCTTCCAGTAATATAAAAACTTTTTCAGGGATGGGAAGACATCAAAGGACCTTCGGGTCCTTTTTT